CCTTGGTCAGGCAGTTTGACTGCTTGCCGCTCAGGGACGGTAGGAACGTCCGGTGTCTTTGGTGTGCACATAAACGCTGGATAAGCCAGCGCTACATTGCTTTGAATCGCCTAGACTTCGCGGAAACGGTCAAACTCTTTGGCTTGTGGTAAAGGAGCATTGCGTAGCGGCTGGCCATCACGCCATAGCTTTTCAAGCGCAGGATAATTACGCCGCGCAAAGTCGCGGTCGACGTTGTTATCCCTGCACCATTGCTCGAATGTCATATATCCAACTCCGCATATCGGTCTGTGGGAGTGCGCTGCAACATCGTATCATATATTTCCTGCTTCAGCGTGGCCATGTTTGCCAAGCAGCAGGCGTCACCGTCATCAGGAGAGCGGCCAAGTTTCTTCTTTTGCTCCTCTTTGGAACGGATGAATATACCGGAAGACCGTAATTCCCATATATAGCTTGCAAGGTCGGCACGTAGCTTGGGATCATTAGGCAACGCGACAGGATGCGGATTTTGCGGGTCGAGGCTTTCACGCATACGCCAGATGACTTCAGCGCGCTTGTTGAAGAACGACAACTTGCCGTCTTCAGTACGGTCAGTGGACGCATTGGCGAAGTTTACCGCTACAGTCTGGACCTGATTTTCAGTGAGGAAGTTTACCGCCGACAATCCCCATCCGATAACATCAGCATGAATGACAGCGCGATCCTTGCGCGCCATGATGATTTTGCCAGCAGCGATAGGACCAGCCCTGTCTTGCGGTATCTCGCTGCCCGGTGTTTTCAGTGGCGTGTCAAACCATGTGCCGTGCCTGCGATACAGGACCATTTCGTCTTGACCGCCAGCAGCAATGTCAGCGCCGATGCTATCCATTACCCCTTTGTCATCGCGCGGCTTCCATCTGGCCATAGCAGCGTCAATCCATGCGGTAGGTATGACCTGCCAAGGGTCATCCTCTACCCCTGCGTTGAAGTCGCCTTCCAGCATTTGTGAACGTAAAGGCTCAGGCAGGGATTGAAGAGTTTCGATATAACCAGAGCGGACGTAGAAATAGTTATCCGTCACACGGCTTGGAATGAACGTGCGAGAGCGTGGAGTGATTATCTTTTCAGGCGGAAACTCGGATGGATCGAAGTCATAAACAGGCTCACCCTTGAACAGAACAAACTTGCGGTCATCGACAGTCTCAAAGTCAGCGCCCTTAAGTGTCGTGAACCAGCGTACCTCACCAGGCTTTGCAGGATTAGGATGCTTGTCATCCAGCCAAGGCGCAAAGTATTGCAGCACCCAGCGCCCTTCGGCAGTCGTGGGCGGGTTGAACGTCATCAATACCCGTGCACGTTGCTGTGCATCATTGGTTCGCGTCCAGCCCATTGTAAAGCGCACCTGATACTCTCGCATTTCGGTGACTTCATCATAGGCTTTCAGGTCATGCGGGCGGCCTTGCCATTTCTGATGGTCATTTGGATTGTCCAGACCACCAAACTCAATCATCCGGCCACCCGTTTTCCAGATGGACTTCTGGCTGTTGTATCCGTCAGTCGTGCCAAGTATCTCACCAAGGCGCTGGATTATGCCTTCAGTCTGCGTTTTCTCACGGCGGAAGACAACAGAACGCTTATGCTCCGTCAATGCCAGCCCTGCCACAAGGTCAGACTTGCCGCCACCAGCAGAGCCGCCATAGCCGGTGACGAATGCGCCGCTATCACATGCTTGGGATTGCCTGCCTACTTGTGGACGCCAGATGACATGCTGTAGATCAGCTTCCAATATGGCCATAATTTCCGCGCGTTCCTCATCGGTCGCAACGGATAACAGGGTTTCCCACTCACTCGGTGTCGTCGGTATCACCAAGGCGCTCCTGCAATTTGCTGGCTATGGCTGCTAGGCGCGTCAAGCTTTCCACTTCACCAAGGGGTATCTTTTCGCCGTCAGCATCAGCGTGCTTATGCAGCATGGCATCGCCGTATTTCTTGGGAGCGAGTTTAGCCGCGCGCCATTTGTACGCTTCTATCTGGACGCGAGCAGCCTGGGGATCATCGGTTGCCGTCTTCGCCGCTTGGAGTATCTTGTCGTCCATGACTTCGGCTTGCGCCTCGCGCGCGCGTGCGTACCCTGTGCCAAAATCTTCGTTCTCATTCGCCCAACGCATAACCGTTCTTAATCCCGGCATGTCCTCAGACGCGCATATTTGCACCATGCTTTCACCATTGCCGAGGCGTTCTAGAATATCCTCAGCTAGTTCTTCGCTGTATATGCTTGGCCTACCCATTGCTTTTCCTATTCGGTCTAAGTGGGGGGACGTCTAGCCATTCCCATTTTACGAGCGGCACTATCGCATCATCAAATACACGATGCTTACCCTTCTCAATATCGCTGGCCATTTCGCTGTATGAGGGGCCTCCGAGATATGGCCCGTTATTGCCCTTGCTCACGTAATGCTGGCGACGCTCTTCCCATATCGCGCTTTGCTTGCGCAGATAGCACACGACTTCAGCCTCTACCAATTCGCGACTACCCACGCTCCTTCTCCACTTCCCATCCTACAAATACCAGATCAGCCAGGGCATCGCTCAGGGATACTCCCCTGTGGTTTGCCCATGACATTATTTCAGCGGCCATGTTTGGTTTCCTTTCCGCTATCGTGTGAGGCGCGGGGCGCAATGTCTCCGGTGGGCGATTGCGCCAGTGCGGGGCAGTGTTGAGCGGTCGTGATGTGCATTTTCCAGTAGCGACTATACACACTTGGCGCGTTCTTTGAAAGCGCTCAACTTCAATCAAGCCCTTTTCTTCCAGCCGCTTGACTATTGTTGGGCTGGCAGAGGTGGACGAACAACCAATCAGAGCGTTTAATTCATCATGCTTCGGGCAAGGCTCCATGCGCTCAGCCGCACCAACAAGCGCTTCATAAACTATTTGCTCACTTTGGCTTAGTTCCATGATACCCCCAATATTTACTGAATGTAATTTTCACTAAACTTCTGGCAATCAGTCCCTCTCTCGCCTGAAGCCGCGCGCCTCATAATCTGCTTTCCTTCCAAGCATTCGGACTTCCATCTTTTTATTGTTGGATTATCGACGGTGATAAAAATATAATCCCCCTCCTCGCTACAAGGAACCCTGATAACAGTCTCACCAGTAGACGGCGATACAAAAACCTGCAATTGGTCGCCGTCTACCGAGCATATAAAATCACCAAGGCCCTCCTCCTCTGATTTTGCCTGCGCAAATATTTTTCTCAGTTTCTGTATGTTTTTTGGTGCCTCGCTTTTCATCAGTCAAACTTTCTCTGTAAGTTCTGGACGCGAGCCTTTATGTCTTTCAATCCAGCACGCAGATCATTGTCCAATTGTAGCGCCAACTTCTCAAGTTCTGCTATATCTTGCTGTATCTTACAAAGCTCAGGCGGTGCCTTCAACTTCCCAAAACCATCGACCCTATACTTTTTTACACCCTCTACCGAAATATTCGTTTCCTTGGCAATCCTATCATCGGAATAACCATGGAGATAGACACCTTTTTCTGGATCAAAATTATCTTCCAGCAAAGCAAACACCTTGCGCATAGCGGACACAGTGACCGCAGTTATATTTTGTGTGCTCATAAATCTTCCTTCCTTTGTGGTTTATAAAATACGGGTGCTCATCTCTACACCCTGTTAGATTACTGATTTAGCGCGGCGTCGATCATTGCTTGCCAGCAGGTAATTTCCGCCTCAGGACTATGCATTGATTGTATGTCTTCTAAATTAGCCGCGAGTATCATGCCGCCGCTTGGCTCTCTAACAGCCATAAGCACGGCGCGGGCCATTTCGGTGTAATCTTTGGTCTGCCGTTCGTGAAAGTCCGAACTATCCAGATTTTCCAAGGCTTGTGCGGCACGGTCTAGCGGGCTTGAAGTAGAAGGGCCGCCCAATAGAGACGGCCCTTCATGTGGAAGCGTAACGCACCCAACGTGGTCTTCATGTGTTACACCTGCCGCAGCTTCTTGACAACCCAAAACGTGCGCTTGCATTGGCGTTGCTTCTCTTTCCCCGCGATATATGAACTCTGGAAATTCATCCGGTCTATTAACTATTGGCTTACTCATCGTGCTGGCCTTTCCGTTGGGGAATTATATACTTGAGTCCCTGTCATGCTCGCACCATCGGCACACCGAGTGAGCGAAGCGGGGTTAGGTCAACGCCGAACCCGAACAGAGCGGAGCCGTGACTGGCGGCCTCTTGTCGTCTGTTTTCCCGAAGGACGCCAAACCTCAATCTCGCCTTGAAAAACAGAACACTAGAACAAGCCTCTAGCGCAGTCTGAAAAATCCGCGTTTCGGTGTGCGATGGGATGAGCAGCACTACTTTCGAGACTTTGCCTGCCTCAATACACCGCTCAACCCAACGATTTCGCGCCTCTCCATAGGGAGGATTGCAAAACACATTTCTTGCGTCCCACGGAAGCGAGCAACCGTCATCGGGCAAATGGTAAAACCGCTCTGCGCGCGTTGGATTGTCCGGGTCGGTGCATGGGTCTAGCGCGATGCCGCCCAACAATTCTCGAATTGGCTCAAGCACGTAGGAAGGGGTGAGCATCGCTTGCCGAGCGTGATGCTCGGGACGCCGGCGCTTGGCATTGTCGAAGCGGTGCGATGCGTCGATGCGGTCAAAGGTGGTCATCTATATAATTCCCTTTTTTTACGCCTATTGCATGGCCAGAAAGTTTGTGTATATTGGTGGGGCAGCCAGTCCCCTCTGGTTGTTTCTCCTCCTAAGCAAGTTGGCTGCCGTGAGGCGCCTAATCTCATAGTATTAGCCACGACCGAAGCCCCACCACTCAGCTTCAATGGGTGGTGGGGCTTTTTACATTATTTTCATAAAAAAAATAGCGACCTGGACTTGCATATCTAATACTGATCCGAGTCAAAATCCCAGGGTCAAAACCATGAAAACTATCACGATAGCAGCGATGCTAGCGCTCAGTGCGTGCAAGACAATCCCATACGATCCAAACATCGCCAATTTGGCCAGCATCCAGGCAGCTGAAGCCACCGCGCGCGCCGATGGTTTCAAAGCCTGCGCGCTGGCGGCCGACGTAAGTGCCTGCATGCTCGGCATCGTCGCAGCAACCGCAGTCAGCGCCGGCGGGCGGAACAGCATCAATTACCAGCGCCCTCCTACGCCTGCGGAGCAGTTCATCGGATTTGCCAAGGCGTTAACCCCGGCGATCGGTGGTCTGGCCAGTGCTGCGGTTTCCTGGCGGCAATCTGACAATAACCGGGACGTGGCCATAGCGCAGTATGGATACCTCGAGGGGATCGTGCGCCATACGACCCAGGCCGCGACAGCGGTAGCAGGATCAGGGCCAACCATCAACGTTGGCGGAAACTATGGCGATACCTCATCCGTGGAATACGGCGATGGGTATACCGGTGCCAACCGATACGAGATCGAAGGTGGCGTCGCTGGTAGGGATCATGTTAGGGATGTTGGCGTGTTTGGGAATGAGAACAGGCTCAATTCGCCAGACAACAGCCACAACGGCGGGCCATGTACAGCCGCCCAAGGCGGCATAAGTGGTTCGACTGGCCGTGGCGGTGATAGCGCCCCTTGCCGTGCTGGTAACGGCGGATGATCAACCAATGGACCCCATTATTTCGTCATGGACTGGCGTTCTTTCTTTCGCGTGCACGATCCTAATTGCTGTCATCGGATTTATGATCCGGCGCGATATCACTAGGTTTGAGACTGAGCAGAAGGAAATAAAGAAGGATGTGCTTGCCGCTTTCAAGGCCATCGACGCGTTGCGTAGTCAGCACCTGCAACTCGACAAGGACTGCGCCGTAAAGCTTGGGCGCATCGATATCGAGTCAAAACTCAACAAAATAGAGGCATTAGTACGTCATGGACAATAGCGGCGTTTTGGCAATAAATCGCCCGCTAATATGGGGGGCCAAGGTCAACTACACTTTCCGTTATCAGGTCGTCGCCTATTGCAACGACCTCGGCTTCGACCCTGACTGGTTAATGGCCGTTATGGCATTTGAGACCGGAGAAACGTTCAGGGCCAATATCAGAAACTACGCTGGCAGCGGTGCTGTTGGGTTAATCCAATTTATGCCGCAAACCGCGCAAGCATTGGGAACCTCCATG